CTTGTCGCTCCCTGGAGCCAAATTCTTCGGTGCGACGAACCCGGACAGTCCGTTTCATTGGCTCAAACGGGATTACCTCGATCGGGCGTATGAACTGGATTTGCGCCACTGGTCTTTCGGCCTCGACGACAACCCGAACCTTGACCCGGCTTACGTCGAGTCGCTGAAGCGAGAGTACACGGGCCTTTGGTACAAGCGCTTCATCCTCGGGCAGTGGGTGCTGGCAGAAGGCGTAGTTTACGACATGTTTGATCCCGATAAGCACGTCGTGACGGCGCTCCCGCCGATCCAGCACTACTACGTCGGCATCGACTATGGCACGACGAACCCGACGGTNTTCNTGCTCGTCGGCCTCGGTCAGGACGGCGTGCTTTACGTGTGCCGCGAGTGGCGCTGGGACAGCGAGGCGAAGGGGCGGCGNCTNACGGACGCGCAGTTNAGCACGGAGCTTCGGCGCTGGCTTGGCACGGTGAGGCCGCAGCGGATTTGGATCGACCCGTCGGCGGCTTCGTTCATCACGCAGTTGCGCCACGATGGCGTGAGAACGTGGCCTGCCGACAACGCCGTCATCGACGGCATACAGGACGTTTCGACACTCTTGGGCGCAGGGAGACTCAAGATACACGAGTCGTGCACGGCCCTGATCGAAGAAATGGGAACGTACGTATGGGACGAGAAAGCGCAAGCAAGAGGCGAAGACAAGCCGTTGAAGCAGAACGATCACCATGTAGATGCCCTAAGGTATGCCTGTAGAGGGTTGCGACGTGTTTGGAGGTCTTGGGTTGTGCAAAGAAGCGCTGTGTGAAGGGGATGTGTGGTATAATTAGAGTGGCCCAGCGGCGCGGCAACGCCCTGGGCCGTGGAAACCACCTGACAGGGAGGCGGTTTCAAGTGCATTATAACACGAGACTCAATGCTGTGTCATCGGAATTTGCAGAGGGAAAGGCTAGGGTTGTCGTATTCAACGGCATTAAGTTTCGACGATACCCGGACGCGGAACAGTGGTCGGATCGGGTTTATTATCGCCCGCACGCAGGTCATATCCGCCGGGGAGTTGGGTACTTACACCAGGAGATCTGGAAAGCTTATAATGGGCCAATCCCAGAAGGATACCATGTGCACCATAAAGATGGGAACCCGCTGAACAACACAATCGAAAACCTTGAGCTTCTTAAGGGATCCGAGCATCTCTCACTGCACGCGCAATCACCAGAAAAGAAGGAGCAACTTCGGGCGAATATTAAACTTGCGATCGCGGCGGCAACCAAATGGCATAGATCGCCAGAGGGAAGAGAATGGCACCGAAAACACGNAAAACAAACATGGGAAAAGCGGGTGCCGATTAAAAAGGTTTGCGATCAATGCGGAAAAGAATTCGACTCTATCACTCGCCGCGACAACAACCGATTCTGTTCTAACGCTTGCAGGTCGAAATGGCGTCGAGATCATGGAGTCGATAACGAAACTAGAAAGTGCGTTATTTGCGGGTCGGAGTTTGAGGTAAACAAATACGCCAAAACCCGGACGTGTAGTCGACGATGTGCCAAAGGATTGGCTGATCGTTCGCGACATGGCGACGGGTAAAAGCGACCGCCTTCGGGCGGTTGTTTTGTTTGGAAGGAGCGGCGTAGATGGCACTTCCGGAAGGTGGAAGCATCGCTTGGCCTCCCGAAGAGTGGCAGGCGATCTATGACAAATACGCAGAGTGGAGCGCTTGGTATTCCGGCGACGCGCAGCAGATCGCCGACGTCTACGCACGCCTTGTCGGCCGCGGTCCGCACGGTCGCTTTTGGGCACGAGAGGTGCGCGAGGAACGCCGCGTCATGCTGCACGTGCCTGTGGCTGGCGACATCGCGTCGGTCGCGGCGGACCTGCTGTTCAGCGAGGTCCCGGATATCCGCATCGCAGAGGCGTTTGATGAGAGCGCGCCGCGGGACGCGATTGAGGCGCAAGACAGGCTCTGGGAACTCATCGACGACGGCGGCGTGCACAGCAGGCTTCTTGAAGCCGCCGAGACGGCTTCGGCGCTTGGCGGCGTGTTTATCGGCCCGGTATGGGATACGACGGTCGCCGATATGCCGCTCCTGCGCGTGGTCCAGGCCGACGCCGCTCTTCCGGAGTTTCGCTGGGGCCAGCTCGTGGCCGTGACGCTGTGGCGCGTGGTCGAGGATGACGGATCTACGGTCTGGCGGCACCTTGAGCGGCATGAGCCGGGCGTGATCCTGCACGGGCTGTACCGCGGCACGACGACGGAGCTTGGCCGCCGGGTGCCGCTTACTTCGCATCCGGCGACGGCTGATCTGCAGGAGGTCGTGACGCTGCCTCCGCAGATGCAGGGCACGCTGGCGATCCGGTATGTGCCGAACATGCGTCCCTCGCGGGTGTGGCGAAGCGATCCAATTGGGACGTATCTGGGCCGCAGTGACTACTCGGGCAGCGAGAGCTTGATGGACGCNCTCGATGAGGTGTACACGTCNTGGCANCGGGACATCCGGCTTGCGAAGGCGCGCCTGGTGATCCCCGACACATGGCTTCAGCCCGTCGCGATGACGCAGGATGGTAAGGCCGTATTGCGCTTCGACGAGGACAAGGAGCTGTTCGTCGCACTGCCGATGGACTCCGCTGATGGCGCGCTAAGTGCGTCGCTATTTCAGCCCACCATTCGCTTCACGGAGCATGAGCAAACCTGCCTTCACTATCTTGAGCGCATCATCAGCGCCGCGGGCTATTCGCCGCAGAGCTTCGGCCTGCACATTGAGGGGCGGGCCGAGTCGGGGACGGCGCTGCGAATCCGGGANCGCAAGAGCCTCGTTACGACGGCGAAGAAACGGCGCTACTGGGAGCCTGTGCTCGCTGACGTACTTTGGATGATGCTGGTGCTCGACCGCGAGGTGTTTCGAAGCGGTGTGACACCGTATCGTCCGGCGGTGGCGTTGGCAGACAGCATCGCCGAGAGTACGCAGGAGGTGGCGCAGTCGATCGAGCTGCTTTCCCGCGCGAAGGCGGCCTCCACTCGCACGCTGGTCGAGATGCTGCATCCTGACTGGAGCGATGAGGAGATCGACGCCGAGGTGCAGCGCATCATGGAGGAGCAGGGGCAGTACGTGCCTGATCCTCTCCAGGTGGGGATTGACTGATGGGNGACGTGGTGCCCCTGTACCGCTGGGAGATGTATGAGTTTGAGTGGGGCACGGCGGTTAGGGACCGGCTAACGCAGCGGTGGACGCACGTTTTTCTAGCGCCGGACGCGCAGGAGGTGTGCGTCGAACATCTTGACGTCGTGCTCCACGAGGACGGAATTGAAATACGAGGAATACGTCAGGAGGGCTAGTCCGTGCCCACCTCACCCGCCGCTTGGGAATCCGCCGCTGTCGCACTGCGGCGCATTTACGCTGACGCCGAGACGCGCCTGCTTGAGCGCATCGCCCGTCGCCTTGAGCGCGGGATTGACGAAGATCCGTTTTGGGCCGAGAAGAAACTTCAGGAGGTACGCTACGTCCAGCGTGAGATCGAGGATCTGGTCACCCGCCTGGAAAGAGAGTCGCGGCGCGAGATCGAGAACGCAGTCGTCGAAGCATACGAGGGCGGCGCACTTGAGGCGGCGCGCGATATCGCGGAGGTGGTGGATCGGCCCCTGCGCGAGGTCGTGCGTGTGAGCCGCCTTGGCGCTGTCGAGAGCATCGTTGAGGAGGCGGTCGCGCAGGTGCGCTCGACGCATCTCCGCATCCTGCGTGTAGCCGACGACATCTACCGCCGCACGATTGCGGAGGCGACGGCGCGGGCGGCGACGGGTGCGATGACGCGGCGTGAGGCGGCGCAGATGGCGCTGAACCGCTTCGCCGATGCGGGCATCACGGGATTCCGTGACAGAGCGGGGCGAAACTGGAGCATCGACAGTTACGTTGAGATGGCGACGCGGAGCGCTACAGGGCGGGCGGCGATCCAGGGGCACGTGGACAGGCTGNNGGCCAACGGATACGATCTGGTGATCGTATCGGACTCGCCTGACGAGTGTGACCTATGTGTCGTCCCCGGCACGCTTATAGAGGGGCCAATGCCCACGTGGCGTTGCCGACTTGAATATACTGGCGACGTAATCAGCATCACCACAGCCGCAGGAAAGAATCTTACGGGAACGCCAGATCACACGGTGTTGACTGACAGGGGGTGGGTCAGACTCAAGGACCTTAACCCAGGCGACAAGGTCGTCAGCTACTTGGGGGAGAAGAGCCTCGCGGGTATCGTGCCAGATCACGTAGAGATGCCAACCCCGGTCGAAGAGGTAGGCAAAGCGGTCGCGCCACTTCTTCTTGCGGGCCCAGTT